TTTTTCACTCATCCACTTTTCACAGCATTTCCAAGGAAAATCACTTTTTCAAAAAAAAACTTTTCAAATTCTAAAGGGACTTTTCGTTTTTGGACATTTTAAAAATGTCCTTTTTTGAAAAAAGTCCGCCAGACCCAAAAACTACTTTTTTTTCAAAATTTCTTCGATAGAATTTCTTTTATTAAATTTGAAAATATATTTTTATATAAATTTTTATAGTATAATCTTTTTCATCATAAGTAACGGTTTATTCTTCTTTATTTGCTGCCGCCACCGCCGCTGCTGCTGTTTCTTCCTGTCTGGCCTGTAAAAACGCTTGATAATTTTCCTGCCTAATTCTGTCTTCTTCTTGAAGCTCTTCCACGGTAATAACTCCATTCAATACTGACTGTATATCACGCATCATGCAGCCCCAGGATGAACCGCTGTGGTGGCCGTCATCCAGTACATCTTCCATTTGCTTTTTAATTGCGATACGGCCCGGTTCGGTTTCTACAGTATACATAAAACCCGCATTACCTTTAAAATTTTTAATATATTCAGTAATGGCGGGATATTCGCGTAAGGTGTCAAGTGCTTTGTAGACGTCGCTGTGATCCATTTTATTAGTGGTTGATTGGTAATATACAGTTAGTATTAAAATAGAAAGACGTTTCAATTTTAAAATCAACCTTTTCCAAAAACCCTTGAATTTACACTGTTTTTTGTCAAAAGTATATATAATTATATACCTTGTCCAATTCTGTCTGTATCCATATTTTATATTTATCAATATGTTATATTTATTAAGAAAAAATAAATACAGCATATTAGTTCCTTTTTTTCAGTTAATTCAACCTTTCCCCTAATTTTGTCCCAACCTTTTCCCTTAATTTTGGCCCAACCTTTTCCCCTAATTTTTCCCCAACCTTTTCCCCTAATTTTTCCCCAACCTTTCCCCTAATTTTTCCCCTAATTTTTGGTCCAACCTTTTTCCAAAAGGTTGCAAAAGGTTGCAAAAGGTTGTGTTTACTTTTCTTTAAATACCACCTCTATTTTCATAAACACTTTGATCGCTTCGTCCGCGGCGTTTAGTAAGTAGCTCACCGCACTGGCTACGTCAAGTGGTTCTTTGAACCCCAAACGAAGTTTAGACTTGTCAATGTGTGGATGCGGTTTCATAAACCCACAATAGGTCAAGGCTTTGCCATAATGGTTATTGTACAAGACAAATTCAATCACTTTGCCCAATGTGTAACCTTCATTCGGCAACATAATATCAAAGCCATTTTCAATCGTCGTTTCCGTTTTCGCAATTAATCCCGGCTCTGTTTCAATGGTCATTTTAAATTTCTTTAATTTATTCAACATGATATGCAAGGCTTTATAAACAATGGACATATTCGTAAAGGGTCCGACGGTTTCTATAGTAAAATCAAACGAATCCTCCAAGGTGAGTCTTTTCGCATCCAATAGCAGCCAATCTTTGTGCAAGAATTCAATCTCAGCCGCACTAGACCCGCCTTTGCTCAGCTCAGTTGCCTTCTTTGCCCATTCATTCTTGATTTTAACCGGGTCGGGTGAATGTCCAAAGGCACAGGTGGACACGACATTAAAGGAACTGTCTTCTTCCGCTTTCCCAATATCCAAAAGACACGACATCTTCAAATGTTCCCCGTCAATATCCGCAGAAATCTGCGGGCGGAGGCGAACAAAATCAATATGCTGACCAGTGAGAGGATTGGGTGGAAATATCTTGCTAGTTTCGGCCTGACTTAAATACGTCCCTGTAATAGTATTTTTCAATTTAAAATCAGCTGTCGTGACAAAATCAATGGCATTGCCTTCATTCTTTTTGTTCACTTCTATTTGGTAATCTTTATAGGGGAATTCCACGTCGGTAATATGAATGGGAATACAACTGAGCCGTTGTTTAATTAATTCATTGTTTAAGCGAGAGGTATTTATATCAAATGTAGCTAAACATTTTTCGTGGGGGGCAGTACGAAAAACTACGGTCGGAATCTCCGACAACATAATACGCCGCAATCCATTTGCGAAACTGACATTTAGACCATTGACGGTAAACTTCAAGATATTGGCTTCTTCGGATAGTTTAGAAATAACGGGTTCCATCTTTGTCTGTTTATTATACTTATACTATAAATTTTTATTTGTAAATCAATTTTCTTATATAATTTATGAAATGAAATGAAATGAAATTAGTTTAAACACAACGGCTTTAAATAATAAAATTATATAATGAGTTGTATTCTCTATTATAGTAATTATTGCGAAAATTGCAAAACTCTTTTACAAAATATCGCCAAATGGAACGACATTAAGAATGATATGCATTTCATCAATATTGATAAACGCGTCAAGAAAAATAATGGAGCAACCTATGTGGTCATGGAAAATGGTCAAGAAATTCTCCTCCCACCGACAGTGAATAAAGTCCCCGCCCTCTTACTGTTAAATAAGGGACATCACGTCCTTTTCGGCAACGATATTAATAAGCATATTGAACCGAAACAGATGATGCAGGCGAGTGTTGCTACGAAGAATAACGGTGAACCTTTAGCTTTTTCTTTGATGGGGGGCAGTTTCGGGGGGGTGGCGTCGGATAATTTTAGTTTCTTAGACCAAGACGCAGATGCTTTGTCGGCGAAAGGCAACGGGGGCATGCGGCAACAACACCATTATGCGACATTGGATTATTCGGACAATATTGATACGCCGCCCGATACATACACCCCGGACAAAGTGGGGCAAGTCTCCATGGAGCAAATTCAAAACCAACGCAATACGGACGTGGTCCGGCGTTAAGAGCCGAAAATTCATTTAAGAAATAAAGAAATAATATCATTTAAACAACTTATAATATTTAATATACATTATGGATAAAGACCAACTCTTAACAATTTTTAACAAACAATTCAAAGAATTTGTAGAAGATATTTCTAGAGTGTTTCCATTGAATAGTGATATTTCAGCATTTAAAACCATTATCGGACAATTGCTCACCATCACACCCAAAACTATTTACAAAACCTTTAAAAAGCACGTGGCAGATAAGTACCAAACCGAGATTGAAGCAGGTGATATTAATTTCTTTATTGACAAGGACTATAACGGCGATTTAGCAAATGCAGATAATAATACGATTTTAGAGAAGATTGACTGTTTGCGTGCACCGGTTCGCGAAATGAACCCGTCGGAGCAAGCTAAGGTGATTAAATATTTGCAGAATATGACGAAACTGTGTCAGCTGTACGAAGAAGCTGATTAATAATATCAATACATATAGTTTATTATATAATATTTCTTTTTATTATATAATAATATGAGTATCATATTTACAAATGCAGAAAATACAAGACAAATTATAACGATACCGACCATTAACAATGGTGACTGCTTATACGACGCGGTCTCAAAAACTAGCGGAATAGACGATTTGGATATCTTTAAACAAAATTTAACGGAATGTTTATTAGATTATATTAAACAAGAAGAACTCATTAAAATTTTTGAAAATGACTCAGACGCATATAAATATATTGAAGGTGAGTCAGAAACAGATTATAAAACAAGACTAGTGGATTTAATTAACAAACCTGACAAAGAACCAAGCGAATGGCCAACTGATGGAATGGTAAAGGTTATATCTAAATGCATACGCCGGCAAATTATTGTTTATACAAGACAAGAAGGGTCTGACGTATTATTCACATATAGTCCAGTAGATTATCGTTCTACAATGGTTGATAATGAAGGCGATGTTGAACAAAGTGTAATACAGAGTAAATTAGACACTTATATGAGTGAACCAAGAAATGATAAAACCCCTATTTTGATTTACAATATTGAGAATGTCCATTATGAAGCCACATCAACAGTTGATGTTCCTGAAAGTGGCGTGACAAAAATGGAAAAAGACCAACCATCTGCACTTGCGTCTGAACCTACGCTTGCGTCTTGTCCGCCGCCCACAAACCCATTGTTTCATGTAAATCCGCATTCAAATCCGAAAATTGAATATGCATTTTATATAAAGGATTCCATACAGTATAATGAAAAAGGAGAAATAGATACAAAAGAGGCTATAAATGTATTTTCAAATACAGAAAAAGGTGATTTAGGTATATTTACTGTAAACAGTGGCTCGGTTGCGGATGTGACTAGGTCAATTGGACAGGTTATAGAAAAAATATGTGAGAATATTCGACCCGTTCCATCACAAAACCTCAAATTAACAGTTTTAAAAAAAAAATTACCGGGGTTACAAGGCGTATTAAATATTGGACGTGAAAACGTGGCACCTGCATATGAGTATATGTATAATACATTTGTAACAGATTTAATCAAGATAACTGATACTAGTGGGTATATGACAAAAGAAACCATCAAAAGCTATTTTATAGGTCCATCTGCCATAAAAGCGTTACTGGATTCGGGGCCTTTAGGAGAAGGTGTCTTAAGCGCAATAGACAATCAATTATGTCCTTGTTTTGAACCACTTTTGGTGAATACGGTAAACATAGAAGAGTATTTTAAAATTTTTGACTCGCTGGAATCCCAAAAAGTTCCACAGCGAGAACCCATGGAAACTGATGAAATTATTGTATCAAAAAAAACATGGGGAGCCGAGAAAACAGATATTATTAAATTTCTGGATTTTTGGGTCACTATAGAATACTGTCGTGTTTTTCAACTCGTCAGTTCAGATGTATTAGGAGCAATAAACGGTTTTATTCCATTACGTGCTATCATAGAAAATACAGGCTTTACAGGCTTTATTACGATTCCCAAAGGTTCGGGAGGCGAATTGGGTGTAGATAATAAAATATGCGTGTATGCGTTATTTTTAAATAATGTTCTAAAAGGAAATGCACAGAATTTTTTTAAAATACCCGACAATTCATCCGAGAAAGGCAAATATGAAATATTACGTCAAGAATATCAATCCCTTTATAAAGAATTTGGAGAATTATTAGAGGACAGCTCTGATTTTTTGAATGTAAATAATATAACATCTAATGCTGCACTCATTAAAAATTCAGTAAAAACACTTATGCAATTATTAGAAGAGAATCCTAACGGCGCATTACACGGTTCATTTAATACCAAGTCAAGTAAATTTCCAGCATCATATAATACATATAAAATAATAACTTTATTTGCGGATTTTATAAAGAGACATGCGGATTTTTTCCAGAAAGCGGTTAATGGACTTAATACCAGTTATACAAGCGATTCATTGATGGTAGAGAACTCTGCTTGGATTACATGGCTATGTTTTCAATTGGCTCGGTATCAGCAAACTCAGAAGGTGTATAAAACCAATATTATTGAGCCACTGGATTCAGTTGAAGATATTCTCGGTTTGTTTGAGCAACGTAAACAGATGTATTGCACATCAGTGAAAAATAGTAGAGCACCCTTTCAAACTGCCTGGTATGAAGCGACACAACAAGTATATATAAATGAAGCGTTTGCTGGTCACGATAATAAATCATATGAATTGACAAAGACAGCGATAAATGTATTTGGAAAAAAACAGACACCCATGGAAATTACTTCCTCATCAAGTAGACGTAAAAACCCTTCGCCGTTTAACTTAGATGCTGAATCCGGCACAGAAAATTTTGATATGGAATGGTTAGACAAATTTGTGCAACCCAACAAGAAAAACCCTGACATCGGTGT